GTTTCCACATCCGTTCATCTACATAAGACTTCTTTTCGCCACCTGATGGCTTTTCGTCTTGTTGAACTGCTGCGAGTAGTTTGTCCAGACTGTTCTGGTTTCTTAGTGCTGAAATAGACATATTTTTCTCCTTATGTGTATATGTTTTTTCGTATGTTTAAGTATTTCACATTTTGCATAGTATAACTATGCATTTCATCATATATTAGTATATATAATACTACATCATCCAACCAAAGTCAAGAGATAAATCTAAATTTTCTATCTCAATATACTGTAAGTTTTCGATGCTTTCCCACTCTTCAACGAACTGACAAGTATTATCAGTTCCAAGTGGAGCAGGGTTCACCTTCCAGAACCTTACTTCTGGATAATCCAGAAAGTTCTGTTTATGTTGTTCTATCCAATTTACAGATGGGGTGACAGCTGCACTGTCTGATAGATAATTATCTGTTCCCTTATATAAATTATTGATAGTACCTGTCTTACTACCCAAATCGAAACCAATCAGAAATGCATCTAAAGGGTTGTGGTTCTGAATAGCAAGTCTTACTGCGATTGGGCCTGCACTCCAACCACCGTATTCTTCTGGGATAAGATGAACCTCATCATTCTCATCTACCCATGTAATCCATCTATGATGTTTTGATAACAATTCATCAATTGTTCTTTTATCAGAGCCTTTGTTTACATGATATTCATATAACTGTCTCATTTGATTAGGGTCAGTTCCATTAAGAACAAACTCTTTTCTACCTTGTTTTGGGTTCTCAATAGTGTATCCACCACTATCAAAAATAGTGCCTTCAACTAACATATCATACATTTCGCCTGGCAGTTTGCTCCATGAACGAAAGTAACATTTATTCTTAGATGCATAACCATTTGCATAGACTTCATGCATCATCCCACCATCAACACAAATTAGTGCATCTGGTGTGAAATCACGAAAGAGCGCATTACAACCATAAACTGTTCCCTTTGTTTTAAGAACATCTAAGTCAACACTCTTTCGTGACTCCCCATTACCAAGTACAAAAACAGCACTCATTACTTATATGTAACCTTCACGTTTTTATATGCATTGTTCCACTCCATTGGTTTTGCATCATCAATACTATTGCGATCAGTATTGTCAAAACCATGTTCAGGCACAATATCTACATTACCATCAAAGTTATAACCATTCGCCTTGAGGAAGTTTTCAAATGCGTCACACATCTCATCCAAATCAGAATTATCTCTAACTTGGAACTCAATCCTTTTAGTATGATATGGATCAGTGATACCATATGGGCAAGGGCGATCTTCATCTTCAAAAATAAATTTATACATTACAATTTCTCCATTAGTGGGAAGATTTTAGCAATCTCAATCGCACACTTCTGTGCAACTTCCATATGCTCCTTTTGTGTTCCGTTTGCAGAACGCAAATCAATGTAATGAACCCAACTACGCAAAGTTCCGTTCATATACAATCTGGTTTTAGTCAGTCCTTCTGGTAGGACTGCACGAGCCTGTTCTTTTGCAATACCATTTGCAATCGCCCAATCATATGCTTGTCTTGCCTGATTAATAACCCCATGTTGTCTGCGTTGCCAATCAGTAATCAAGTCAATTGTTTTTTGATCCATCTGAATGTTAGGATCGTTCTCAATCTCAATTGAGTTCTGTCTATTGGTAGTATCTTGTAAACGACATTCTCTTATAGTGAATGCATTACCCATAGCAGAAGGTTCTGCATATCGTTGTGAAAACTCTTGAAAAGCAAAACTACGGTGGCGCACAATTTGATGTGCAATATCTCTTGTAGTTTCAATCTCTATGCAAGCGCTAGCCATTTCAAGCGGCGACCAGTGCTTGTTTGCAACAAGGTATTTGATGAGTTTTTCGCTCGTCTTGTGACTCTCTTGGTTGGCCGGATTGGAGACACGGGCGCAATAAGATATAAGTTCTTGGACATCCTTACCGACATATAATTCTCCTTCTGGCGGTTGTGAATAACTGATTAGTCTTGCTGTAGTCAGCATTTTATTTATTTCCTTATTCTCCGTCACCTTCATCCTCTTTCTTTTTCAAACTGTAAGAATCGTTTGTCAATTCTTCCCATATTAATGTATCGCCTATATCCCAACCTACTTGATCTAACGAGCCAGGTGGAAATTCTATGAATAGTTCTTTTGTTTTGCCGTTCTCTTGAACTTTTACTATCCAACTATTCTGTGACATTTGTTTGTATTCCATTTTATAACCTTTATAAAAAGTAAGCAGTTTATCTTCATGCTTAGGAAGTATATCTTAATTAAACCGTTTTGGTTTAGGACGATATGTGCCACGATTTGCATTTTCAGCAAGTCGTTTACTTAGATCTTGATCACGCTTTACAAGTTCTGCGTTATCAAACTCTAGACTTCTGATTCGTGATTTGAGTTCCCCCATTTTTGCACGATAGAAATCTCGTTCCCTAATAAGCTCATCTGACATCAGAAATTCTCCTTCACTGTCTTGAGCAACTGTAACCTACATTTCTCTTTATCGTAAGTGAGAAATGCCCCATATTTAACGACTAATCGTCTAACGTCTGGCCATACTAAATCATCTTTCAATTCCTTATCCCATTTTTCTACATAGTTCAGCAACCCTTGTAAGATTACCATCGTTTCCAAATTAATCCTCTTTGCGAGGAAGTTCTTTAATAATACAGGATGTTGCCCTGTTTGTAAAGAGAAAATATCATCAAAATGTGATATTTGTGAAAATAATAATGACATATCTGTGATAAAATTGTATGTCAAAGATTGTTTGTTCTTAGTCCACTCTAGGTAATTGTCTTCACTAAAATCTCCTAACCAACCCTTCGGCGACTTTATAAAATTAGCAATGTAATATTCTTGTGTCTTATCTCCATACTTTCTTGCAACACGAGCAAAGAAATATCTATCCTTACGCTTTAGAAAAGACCCCTTTGATGCAGATGTTTTACCACCATATTTACCGTAGTCATAATCTGTTGTGAAATGAAGTTTCAGACCAAGATACATTTGGTATGCTTGCCAACCTTCCATTAGATTACTCCTTAGATGGGTAGGGTTGCAACTCTTGGCAAGAAGTTTAGTTCTCTTGCATCTGCTTCAATTTTTTCCTTGAGGGGTTTTGAGATGAGTGGAGCAACAGAATCAGGCTCCATTGAATTTTTTTCACAATAATCTAATATTGCATCCATATAAGATGTCTGTCCTTTTCCTTCTTTTACAATCTCTTCAATCTTGATTGCAAATTTCTTTGGTGTCATCACTGATAGTTCTTCTAGATTCATTATATACTCCTATTAAGTGATGGGGGGAAGCGAAAGGAATATTCTTCCCCCCATCTTATTGAGCAGAGCCAGTGTATAAGTGCTGGGTGCAGATTAAGGCATTAGTCCTTTTTAGTTACAAACTTATAAAGTTCTTCTGCCTTTTCCATGATTTCTTGAGGTTGATACATTTTTGGTGTATACTTCTCAAAAACTTCTATGAGGTCTTTTTGTTGAGTTTTTGCTTGTTCTAGCATTTCAAACATTTGAGTTTGTGCCATGTCATACTGACGATCAAGCATATCTTTGGCGAGAGCCAATGTGTCGAACCGTAGTTCAAATGGGTTTTTACTATTAGACATAATATTCTCCTTTGTGTCTGTGTTGTGTGATTGTGGACTAACCGTTGATCCACACGGATGTATTAAGGCATCACCCTTCAAAAATCTGTGGTAGGTTATTCTGTTACTAGGAAACCTACCGAAACCCTATCCGTTTATGCTGCTAGAGCATAACCTTGAGGTGCAAAATTATCGTTTGCAGTTAGTTTTTTTGGACTATTAGGCATCCATCCCACAGTTCTACTCTTTCCTATTACCATCAGTCGATCCTATTTCGCCCCCATCATAATTACTTGATTTACGAATTCCAGATAAATATGCAATAGTTGGTTTTGGTGTGAACTTCTTTTCTAACCAACTTATAATTCTTTCTATCATCATATTCTCCAAGTAATTATGGTGGAGGCGGGCGGTACTGCCCCGCCGTCCTGTCTAGCTTTCAGATTGTATCAACAAACTGTATTATATTTATACCACACTGATGTTCAAATGTCAAGTGCTTTTTGAACCAACAGGTTTACAAACATACTCAACAGAATCCCAGTCACCATCTGGTGGTATCTCCACATACTCAATCATAGCATATTCGCATTTACTTTGAGTATCAAACCATTGAACATCCTGTTCGATACAAGTGCTTCCAGAACATACAGTCAATAAGATATGCCATATCAATTCCATTATGTACTAGTTCCTTGTTTACCAAAGGTAATATCACCTTCACCAGTTCCTAAAATACAAGCTTGATCACCTTGAGTAAATTCCAATAGTGTCCAACTTTTTGTTTTAGGATTCAGTGCAATAACAAACTTAGATGGTGATGCTGCTCCGTTAGGAAGTGCAGTTACACCATTTAGAATGATTGTTGGCACTTCTCCATACTTCTTCACCAACTCAATAATACCATCTGTGGTTGAACATTGAAGTGGTTTTTGCGCCCAATATATTGGTGCATCTGCATCTTCTTGGGCGAATGCACTAAGCGGTAGCAGTAACAGCACCCCCATTAGTAGTTTCTTCATTTTCTTTTTCCCATTGTGAGGTGAAGT